AGGAACATTTCTGTTTTTTAAATCAATGTGTGCAGTAGCCGCTTCAGGATCATGTGAAACCGACAAATTCTCATTTGCCAATAGTTTTGCCAATCCTGTTTTAGATTCAATGTATTTGCGCTTCGTTCTCATAATATATCCATGTTGTTTAACTATTTATACATTCATTATATATGATTATATATTCCTGTCAATAAAAAAGCGGAGAAACTTTCTCCGCTTTTTAGTAATAAACAAACACAGAAGTATTTACTTTTTTGCTGTTTTCTTACATTTTGGTGCAACTTTCGCCTTGGCACTTTTTGCTGGTGCTTTACGCTTCGGTGCAACTTTTGTTTTCTTTGCCGCAGTCTTACGCTTCGGTGCAACTTTTGTTTTAGCTTTTGCTTTGGTTTTACCGGTCAAAGCTTTTGCCAATTTTGTTGCATCTTGTCTTTCTTCTTCGGACAATGCATCTTCACGCATTTTACGATGTGTGGCAACTGCCGCTGGAACATCATCCGCATCTGTTACAAGATATCGTCCACGGGCAACACGGTATTCAGTGTTTTTAGTGAAGAAAGCGGATGAAGGATACTTTTCAGCGTTTTTTCTCCGAAATTCACTAAATTGTTTCCGTGAAATTTCAACATTGTTTCCGAAATGTTTAACAAGGTCTTTGATCAACACATTAAATTTCTTCTGTGTATCGTCACGTACAGGTTTAATATCAAGCATAATATTACTCCTTTCTCTATAAATGTTTAATTCATATTAATGCTTACAATTCAAATATACTTTTTTGCAATCCGAATGGCAACCATTTTTTGGCTAAATATTATAAAATAATGAAAGGTTTTATAATATGTCAAATAACACTTTCTGGGATATGGTTGATTTTGTTAATGGAAACAAGCGGTTAACAGATTCAGAAATTTTAGAAAAAATGCAAAAAAACTTTGAAATTACTGAAGATGAAGCTGTGAAAATCTATGATTCAGTACATTCCTACTTAAATGAATTTGCATAAATAGTATAATGCTATCATTTAAACAGCACCAAAAACTTAAAAAAATCAAAAACAAATCACTGGGTAAACGTAGATATGCAATGCCTCAAATTACCAGTGAGAATATTCCACATTTTAAGGATTGGTTAAAAGAAAACGGAATCAAGTTTTCTACCGTCAAAATCAAACCGGACTCATTAACGGCAACTCAAAAAGAATTTAATATTAAAAAAATAGAACATTTGATGGCAAGTGATAATCATAAAGGAATTATCATGACATCATCAGATGACTATATTCTTGACGGTCATCACCGATGGTTGGCAACAATTCTTAATGAAAAATCCTCTCTTGAGGTTTTACGCATAAATTTACCACTAAATAAACTTATCAAAACAATATCAGACTATAGCAATATAGAGAAAAAACGAATCAATGAAGACAGACAACACTCCGTTGTCCGAGATTCATAATACCGATATTGCCACATTAAACGAAACTTTAATTACATATTATCTTTCAAATGAAAAGTGGACAGATTCCACCGCGAAAGATCGGTATTATAGTAAACATAATAAAATTTCCAAAAAAGAATTAGACGCTATTCATACAAAGTCTAAAAATATGGCTATTATGTTTATGAATCAAACGGACAAAAACATAAAAAAATCATGGTGGACACCCACCGAAAAAATACTTTCTGAAAAAATAAATAGGCCAATCAAAGATAATCCTAGTGATGTTCTTGTACAATTCGATGATGGCACTTACTTAGGATTATCTGCCAAGCATTGTAAGGATAATTATAAAAAGATTCCCTTTAAAAATTTGGCATTGAAAACAGTTGATACGTTTTTTGATGGCTCAATGTTAGAATATTCAAAAGATTATATCAAAGAATGTGTATCACAGTATAATTTGCCTGCTAGTTTAAAAGAAAGAAAACAATATATCAGAAATAATCCTACTCTCAATGCGCTTACACGCCAAGAAGGTGAAATTATAAGAGAAAAAATAAACCTAGATTTTTATGAAATTTTGTGTAACACAGATATATCGGTCGTAGAGCAATTTTTAAAAACTAAAGTTATTAATGTCACCACTGATTTGAAATATTTGAAATTAACATGCCATAATAAAGGAGTTAAAATTGAAGACCCTTTCATATACACAAAACCATTTGAAAATCTTAAATTTCACATACCAGAAAAAAGTAAATACTCGGTGACTTTTACAAATCAAGAGTCATATATATTAAACTTTAGATGGAAATGGAATACGGAACCATTATGTGGAACAATAAAAGCAAGCGCGGTTTAATTTCAATATTTGCAGGAAGATTTGATGTACCTCATATAGGTCACTTAAAAACTTATAATAATGCAAAAGAGAAATTCGGTCATTGTTATATTGCAGTATCAAAAACGGAAACATGCCTTACAGTTGATGAAAAAGTATTCTTACTTGAAAAATTAGGAGTGGATAAAAAAGATATTGTACCAGTAAATGTTCCATACAAACCAAATGAGATACTAGATCATTATGATGATACTAAAACTACATGTATCTATGTAATAGGAAATAAAGATTTTGGTAGAATAGATGTAGAAAACAAGAAAGATGGTACAGCAAAATACTTTCAAAATTATGATGAAAATATTGAACTAAATAGTATTGATAAACATTCATACATTTATTATTCCCCTACCTTCAATTTCAAGATCAATGGTAAAACGATTAAATCATCTACACAATTGAAGGCATTTTTCAAAATATACACAGAACAAAAGACAAAGAACATTTTAAATGAATTATATAATGATGAAACTGACAGAATTTATTCTATATTAAAAGAAAGACTGCTTAATGGAAAAAAATAATCACATTGCAATATATCTTGACATGGATGGTTGTCTTAGTAATTTCCATAAAGGGGCAAAGGAATTATATGATTATTTTCACATCATTGATAAACAATATTTAAATAAAGAAAAGACTGATGAATATTACAAACATCAAAAACAGCTTGTTCTTAAAATTGTCGAATCTGAAGATTTTTGGGAAAAGTTAGAATGGATGCCAAATGGTAAAGAATATTGGAAATTTATTCATTCTAATTTTTCAAACATTTCAATATTGACTGCACCAATTGAAGAAGACAAAACATGTAAATCACAGAAATGGAAATGGGTTCAGAAACATTTAAAAATTATACCAAAGGACAGATTCTTTTGTGATGGATTGAAATGGAACTATGTCAACAAAGTTGAAGGCAAACATCAAATATTAATAGATGATAAAACTACTAATATTGAAAAGTGGAATCAACATGGTGGATTAGGTATAATTCATAATGACAAAGATTACATGAATACAATTGAGGCATTAAAGGCAATTATTAAACAATAGTTTGTTTTGATACTGGCGTATCAAAATCTTCGAAACATATTTTTTAACTAAATAGTTTTGATAGGTATTAATGGATGTGGTTTAAATAATTAATTATTATACCATTTCTTTTGCATCAACATTGATGATTATACCAGATGTTAAAAAAGCTGTCAAGTAAAAAAACCAAAAAAATGCCATATAATCAAAATATTTTTTCAAAAGGTACCATAACATATCTTGATATAGATTGTTCATTCAGACCATCTCCCATATCCGATGATATTCGCCTTAAAACTGATACTGATGCAATCAGACAACAAATCAAAAATGTTATTTTTATTTCATCAGGTGAAAAACCATTTCAACCAGAATTTGATGTAGGTGTATATGATCTTTTATTTGAACCTTTAGATGAAATCACCTTAGATACATTAAAAGACAGAATTGAAATTGCCATTGAAAATTATATCAATAGAATAACTTTGTTAAATTTGGAAGTTAAGGGAGATATAGATAGAAATAGTATAAATATAACCATAGAGTTTAATATGGCTAATGTAATAGAACCGCAAACAATTGATATAATTGTTAGTAGAAAAAGATAATAAATGACAAACATTCAAAGTATTTCCGAAATTGATTTCTTCAAGATTAAGTTGGCATTAAAGAATTATCTTTCAGCCACCACAGAATTTACCGATCATGACTTTGAAGCATCTGGTCTGGATTCTTTATTGGATGCCCTTGCCTATGAAGCACATTATATTGGTGCATACACGAATATGGCATTTTCAGAAACATTTCTGGATTCTGCCACACAAAGAATTTCTATTGTATCAAGAGCAAATGAATTAGGATATGTACCAAGGTCAATATCATCTCCTTATGCCAATATAACACTTTCATTTTCAGTATCAGGCAATCCACAGCAATATATTTTACCAAAAGGAACACAGTTCGTTTCTACCAATGGTAATACATCATATTCATTTGTCACCACAACGGATATTACATTTGAAAATAATGGATCAAACAGTTATTCTAAAAATATTCTGATATATCAGGGTCAATATGCAACACGAACCTTTACAGTTAATACCAACAACACTCTCCAAAAATTTGAATTGGGTAGTGTGAATGCAGATACCAATTTTCTAACGGTGAGGTGGAAAGAAAATAGTTCTTCAACAACATGGACAAAATTTAACTATGTCAAAGACATTTTGATATCGGAACTTGATTCCGATTCAAATGTATATTTTCTAAAAGAGAATTATACTGGTGCATTTGAAGTTTATTTTGGTGATGGTGTAATTGGAAAACAAATGGTAAATGGTAATATTATTGAATTATCATATTTAATAACAGATGGTAAATCTGCCAATAATGCAAAATCATTTACAATGACAACAACACCTTCTGGACTGTCTGATATTTCTATTGTTACCGTTGATTCTGCCACTGGTGGTTCCGATAAAGAAACAAAAGAATCTATAAAATATCTTGCACCTTTTTATTATGCAAGCCAAGAACGTGCTGTTACTGAAAAGGATTATATTTCATTAGTAAAATCAAATTATTCAAATGTTGATGATGTGAAGGTATGGGGTGGGGAAAAGAACTCTCCACCATTCTATGGTAAAGTATTCATTGCCATTAAACCGTCTGATGGAACATTTCTAAGTGATACCACAAAAACTATCATTCAAAATGATATCATTAGCAAATACAATATTGTTTCTATTAGACCAGAAATTGTCGATCCTGAATATACTGATGTCGGAGTAGATACTGTCATTATATATGATAATACGTTATATAGCACAACTGTATCGGATTCATTGGAACAAGATGTGATTGCAACAATTACAGATTTCTTTGACGCTGAAACAAATAAATTTGGAACACCATTATATTTTTCTAAACTGGTCAAGGCAATTGACAATACAAGTGATGCAATTTTATCATCCTCTACCAATTTAACATTGACCAAATCATCTGAAATTCGATCAGGTTCTTCTGCCACTTATACATTTGAATTTAATAATTCCATTACAGAAGGTGCAGTCAGGTCTAATGAGTTCACTATTGGTGGAGTAACATGGAAAATTATTGATATACCATCCAACACTGATGCAACGGGAAAACTTGCCGTTTGTAGAAATACCGATCAGGGCCAAACAATATATCTAACACAGGATACAGGAACAGTAAATTACAATACAGGTGAAATTGTGATTGAAAACTTTTTGATTGATACTATTGTAGGTGATTCCATTTTCAATCTATTGAAAATAACAGTTTCACCTGGTTCGTTTATTGATACAAGTAATCCTGAAAATGTTTTTACCGATTATAATGTTTATACAAACTCAAGAGATCAAATTATCCGGTTAGATGAAAATGATATCACGGTTACTCTATTGTCCGATGGCGGGTAATAATGAGTAAATCTATTGTAAAAATATTAATAGAGCGTTCTGTACCATCTTTTATACAAGATGAATATCCTTTATTCGTTTCCTTTCTTGAAGCCTATTATGAATGGCTGGAAGAAGAAAAAAATATTCATGACATTGCAATCAATTTTACCGACTATAGAAATATTGATGACACTCTTGATGATTTTTTAGAGTATTTTAGAAAGGAACTATTCCCTAGCATTCCGAGTGAAATTGCCGCAGATAAAAGATTGTTGGCAAAACACATTAAAAGATTTTATCTGAATAAAGGGAATGAATCATCCTATAGATTATTTTTTAAACTGTTATATGGTGAAGAATTAGAATTTTATTATCCGAAAGTTGATATTCTAAGGGCTTCTGATGGTAAATGGTATGAGAAAAAGGCATTAAAAATAACCTATGATGAAACTGTTCTTCAGTATATATCAGGTAAAAGAATTACCGGTGTATCAAGCGGTGCAAGTGCAATTGTAGAAAGTGCATTCAAAATAATTGACAGAAATACAGATATCATTGAACTAACACTGTCGGATATCAGGGGTACATTTTCTACACAAGAAAATATTTCTTTCAGTTATATTGATGTAAATGGTGAAACGCAAACAAGTACAGGCGAGGTTTTATATGATGTGCTATCTACAATTACAGTTACTACTGGTGGCTCTGGTTTTGCTGTTAATGACGTTTTCTCTATTGTAGACGGTGATTCAGCGGAAATAGGAACTGCCGTTGTACAGGCGACTACAAGAGGAGGAATTACAGGATTTACTATTGATGATGCTGGTACAGGATATAATGGTGAAGAAAGATTGGTTACTGCCTTTTATGGATTGCCATCCAATCATACATTGAATGGTGATTATTTACCCGATACAGAAGTTGATGGTTCAGGATCAGGCTCTTCTGGAACAGATTATACTGCATACACATTTGATGAAGTAATTTCTTTACAGACAATAGAATCTGAGGGTGATTTAATTCAAGTTACTGATAGATCGGGTCTTGGTTCTGGTGCAGTTGGAATTGTAACAGAAGTTAATACTGATGGTGAAATAGTATCAACCAGTATTGTAACCGAGGGTGAAGGATATGATGCTCCTGTGGCTACTGTGATTTCTGATACAGGCACGGGTGCAGAATTGGTAGCCATTGGTGGCGGTGGTGCAATAACAACGGCACAATTGCAAAATTTTCCTATTGTATTTGATAGTGATTATGATTCCAATGGTCTTACTTTTTCGGCAGATTTTACTGGAATAGGTGATGAAAATGCGATTGCTTCTTTCGAAACAGGAACACTTGAAAACTACCCGGGTGAATGGTTAAATGATGACGGTCATCTGTCATCTACTAAAGTCCTACAAGATAATTACTATTATCAAGATTACTCATATGTTTTGAAATCTTCTCAATCTTCAGATAAATGGAGAGATTTTATATCCGATGTTCTCCACCCTGCAGGTCTGGAATTATTCGGTGCAGTTAATATTATCCAATTGTTAAGGAATAATATTGACAATGAAACACAAGATGTTAATATTATTATTGATGGCAATATTCTACCTGAAGATTCCAATGACGAAACAGATTCATTCACTCCAGATATTAGTAATGTTGTCAACGGTACAGATAATGTTGTCCATAATGGAAACAATGTTATAACTTTGGTATAAAATTAACTAAATAGATATATGCCTAGAATATTCAAAACAAACGGTTCTGTTGGTAAAGCGATTGCATTTAAAGAATCTCTTTCTACTGTTGATCCTGTAGCGGATAATTTATACTTTTTCTTCGGAAAATCTGAAGAATGGACCGACGAAAACAATCCAGATACTCCGACTGATTCCACTGCCACTGATATTCTTGCAAGACAGACCATGCTAGGCATAAAGAAAATACCTTATACCAATGTCATGTATGTTGTTCCAAGATATACTTGGACATCCGGAACAGTATATAGTAAATTTGATGTTGACGACGGATTGATTTATGATAAGAATTTTTATGTTGTAAATTCTTCCAATCAAGTGTTTAAATGTATTGATAATAATTCCGGTGCAATATCAGATGTTGAGCCTATTGGCACTTCTGTAAATGAAATATCAACGGGTGACGGTTACACATGGAAATTCTTATATAATCTTAATACAACCCTATCAAACAATTTTTTAACAACAAGTTGGTTACCTGTACCCGATGCCGCAAATAAAACAACCTTCCAGACATCCGTTGAAAGCAATGCATCATATACATCAGGAGAATGTCCCGGTGGCCACGGTTCCAACCCAGTATATGAACTTGGTGCAAAATATTTAATGATTTATATTTCATTAGAAAACAGCGAATCTGGTGTATTTTCTATTACAGATGCATTCAGACAATTTGGATTATGGATAAATCCTACGGACGGCACAAGTACGGTGTCAGGAACCACATATACGGTAAATGATTCTAATAGTAGTATTGATATAAATAGTGGTAGAATACTTTACATTGATAATAGGAAATTTATACAACGGAGCG